CTAATATACTACGATGATTTTATGAGATGGTTTCATAGTAATTTGAGGACTAAGGAGTTAGACCATGGTAACTAAACTACACTACAGCCTAGTAGAAGAATACAAAAAACAACAATACAAAGGACTACTAACAAGCTCAAACGTAACAAGTGACAAAATACACATCAACAAAGTAACCTTTCCAGGAGGAGAAACAAACGACAACTACGACTTCTGGGGATACACATTAGAAAAAGACAAAACGAAATACCTACTAAGTAGCATAGATGATAAAGGAAAAGAAGTAATGCTAAAAGAACTACTACCTATATTTCCCAGTCCCGAAGACGAAGAAGGATTGGAAGACGTAGCTCACAGAGGACAAGCATACAGGCTAATAAACAAACCAGTTCCTGCACGTATATCACCAGAAAGAAAGATGAGCTTTCGACAACTAGTAGATACCCTATCATCATCAAGTCACACTAACAAAAGACACCAAATACTAAACACAATAATCACTTTAATACAAAGAATTTATAGAGCTAACGTTCGTATATGTACACCCCCCGGATTCGGAAAAGATAGTATGATAGTTATACTAGACAACATTATAGGCGGTTGTGGTAGTGTTACTAACCCTACAGTAGCTAAGTTGGAGTACATGACTTATCTCAATCACCTCGTTATTAACGAAGTAAGCAGTATCCGTAAATCAGAATGGGATGTAATACAACAGTTCCTACTAGATACGGGAGACTTCAAACCAAGCACGTTCAAGAGGAGTAGAGGAGTTAAAGAAATAATAGACTTATCTAAGCTATCCCTAAGTCTATTCTTCAACGACATTTCTACTTACGCTAACACTTCTAAATTCTTCGATAACAAGACTGATGATAATGCTAAAGACAGATACCTTCCTCTTAGATTGCATGGTAGGTATGATGAATCTTTTGAGGAGATAACAACAGTTGATGTTAAAGCCTTTATAAAGGACAATTTCTCTTTCTATAAAGACATAGCAAGTAGTACATTCTATTACATAGAGCAACTTAATAACGAGCAGAAAAGGTTTGTTGTTCCTGACCTTACTAAGTATCCTGAAAGATGGAGAAACAATTTAGCTTGGATACTTAAAGGATTGAACGTTTACTCTGATACAGAGGAGGAGTATATTATGTGGTTTGGTGTAGTTCGTAATGCTATTAAGGATTATGATGATATGCTTAAGTTTCCTGAACACTTCATTGTTCTTATGAACAAGTTAGGTATTCCTTCTAGTGTTTATGGTAAGAGTTATAATGTGGACTTTGCTATTAATTATTTGTTAGCTAGGGGTAAGAACTCTAATGGTAGTGGTAAGGAATCTATTGCTCATAAGGTTACTTATTTGCGTAAGGTTAAGGATGAGTCTTTGTTTGCTAACCGTAATGTTATGTGTAGTTGTTATTCGGATGTTGTTCATTCTAAGGAGGTAACAAGATGGTAGGAGGTAGTACTATTACTTATGAGGAATTAATGAAATTTTATAAAGGATATTTGTCTAGGTTGTCTAATGCTGGAATAAATTTCCCTTTAAAAAAGGAAGAAAAAAATCCTTTGGAGTATGCAAATTGGTAGGTACAAACACAGCAATTAATTATACAAACACAAAAGGTTTTGTTATTGTAGATGAAGGTGCTCCTATGCCTGCAACTATAAATATAACTTTTACTGCAAAAGAATATGGAGTAGGACATAGGTACACACTTAAAGCTATGAATAAGAGATTAGAAAGAATTAAAACAAAAATAAAACTTAATCCTTTAGGAGAACTATGGTAAAATGGTAATACTAAAATTTGATGAAAAAAAACATGAATATCACATTAATGGAGAGAAAGCTCTAAGTGTAACACAGTTTGTAGGTAGCATGTTCAAACCTTTCGATGCTAAAGGACTAGCCCGTAAGCTAGCAAACTATGCTTGGGCTAAGGCTCAGAAGAAAGGAGTAAGGTATTGGTTGAAGGATTGGAAGGAGAGGGCTGATTATGGTACTCTTGTTCATAACGAAATAGAAGACTTTATAAATGATAAAAGTAAATTAACCAGTATGGAAGAGAAGACTAAAAGAGCTATAGATTATTTAGATGAACATACAAATAAGGTTGATAGTGAGTTAAGAGTATGTGATGAAGAGATAATGATAGCAGGAACCATAGACTTGGTAGCTCACAACGATGATGGAACAGTAACACTGGTAGATTGGAAAACCAACGCTAAGATGAATAGTAAACCATACGAAGAAGGTGACTATGGTTTAGCTCCTCCAGTAAAGCATTTATATAATAGTAAGATTAATCTTTATTACTTACAGTTGTTAATGTATAGTTATATCATTGAGAAGACTAAAGGTGTTATTATTAAGGAGTTACAGTTAGTGTGGCTTAAGGATGATAAGTATGTTGTTATTAAGTATCCTGTTGATAAGGTTTTGAGACAGGAGCTTATTAGTTATAGGTTAGATACTAAGAACAGGTGTGAAGAATGAAAGAATATGTTATGACGTGTCCTCATTGTAAGAATAAAATATCTTTTAAATCACAACCACGATTTCTTAATACAGAAGCAGAATGTTATGAATGTGGCGAAGACATCATATTAATACCTGATAGGTGTGAATAATGAGTAGTCCGGAAAGTAGAGGAGAAGAACACTTCATAGGTAAGCAGTGTTATGAATGTATTAATTGTGGAACATTAGTTGAATATGAATGGCAAGATAATGACGAGTGTTCTTGCGAAGAAGAATAGGTGTGAAGAATGAAATATAAAATAATTAAGAAAACAAGTAGGATAATTTACTCTGAGTATCAACCCTATACTCATACTAGTTGGGTTATTAAACAAAAGAAATGGTTTGGTTGGATTCCTTTAGAGTATTCTTATTATAATTATGATGAACCGTTAGATTTTGAAACTAAAGGAGAAGCAATAACTTATTTAAATATATTAAAAGAGTTGAAAAATGAAATTAACTAAAGAAGAGTTTAACCTGCTAGAAGATAGTGATAAATGGAATTTATTTAATCACATGCAAGAGATGTTTTTTTCTTCTCAAAAATCTATTGACGGAGCTTTAAACAGCCTAAAGAGGTTATTATAAAATGGAAAAATTTAATAGACTTGTATTAACTTTTTGGATATTATTTTCAATAAACATAATTGTTTGGGGAGTAGTATTTGTACTAAAAATATTAGAGGCATAAAATGGAAAAATATGAATTAAACGAGGAACAAACAAAAGCCTTCATGAAAGTAAAGGCTGGTTACGGAGGAGGAGGAGCATTCTTTGGAATGTGTATGAATCAAGCAGCAGACCTAAACCTACCCTTCGAGAAAGTATTACAACAAAACTTAGACGTTCAGAACAGACTAGAGGCTACTTTTGAAGCAGGTAAGGAAGAGGTTAAATCTCCTGTTGTAAAACACGAGGTAATAAAATGAAAATAGAAGACCTACCAGCTTACATACTAGCAGCAATGTTTATGCTAATAGTTTTTGGATTAACAATTAAACTAGGTATATGGGCATTTAGTTGGATTTTTTAAGGAGAGAACAATGGGAAAGGAATACAGAGTCAGACCACTACTGAAGAAGTACTATACTAACTATCAGAAGAACATTCTGTTAGCTTATAGACCTACTTTAAAACACACATGGTCAGACAGAGTATTATTCCTAAGCAAAGAATTTGAACCTCGAAAAGAATACAACCACAGAATGGTACTAGACGAAGAAATAGTATTCGAGTACGACTTTGACGATTTAAAAGAAAACAAGAGACTAGTAGACATTATAGCACGAAGACTAACAGAAAACAACATTAAATGGAGTAAATGGTATTCAGGGGGTAAAAGCTACCACTTACACTGTATAGTTAACGTTAAAGAAGCAACAGACATAGCATTACTAAAAAGAAGTTTCATGTCTTTCTTCACTAAAGATTTACCTAGACCTGACATGCAGTTATGTAGTCCTCACCTTATACGTATGGAGTATGGTGTCAATGAGAAGACTGGTAATCGTAAGAAGCTAGTGTCTAAAGATAAGGAGTATCCTTATAAAGGTAAGGTTCCTCAACCAGTATGGGATGAATACCAAAGAAGAAAGAAGATTAGTATAGCAAATCAAGCAGTTTGGAACACTAAGGAGTTAGCCAACAGTAAAGAGGTCAAATTACTACTAAACACTATAAAGATAAGAGAGGTAGGGGATGGTAGAGAACGTAGCCTGTGGGTCTTAATACACGTCCTTAAAGGACAATATGATACTAAGGAGGAGTTGACAGCCTTCCTTGTTGACTGGTATAAATATAGTGGAGGTAAGAGATTAGCTACTTGGGAGATTAAGAACAAGATAGACCAACAATACAATAGACCTTATAAGCCTGGAATAGGTTATATTCGTAATTTACTGGATGATTTGGGAGTAACAGAACAACAAAAAACGAAAGATTTATAAACTCAAAACATTATTACCGAAAGGTTTAAATAGTTAATTAACTATAAATAACCATAGTAAAGGTTTATAAGTACAAAACACCTAAATAATAAGTTAGGTGAACAAATGTTAGAGGAATTAATAAACAAAATGGTAACAAGATACGTAGTGACTTCAGCACAAAAAGGAGTCGGATATAACAAAAACTTACTAAACAACATAGATAAGTATTGCAAAGACCACGATGCAGAACTAATAATCTTACCGATGGCAGGTAAAAGCATAACAGAAGAAGAAATACACAGAGACCTACAAATAAGAACAGTAGTAGAACAAGACTACAACATAAACAAAAATATAAAAATAAAGAACCATCATATTACACCACAACAAATAAACCCTTTAACAGGAATTGAACGTTTCGCACAAGGAGACAAATCATTCATATTCGCAGGAACAAAACAAGTACTAAAATACGTAGCTAACAGTTACGATACTATACCTAAAGCTATAATGACCACAGGAGCAATCACTAAACCTAACTATAGAGACAACCGTATTGGACGTATAGCAAAAGAAGACCACGAGATGGGATTCGTAGTAGTAGAGAAACAAAGTAATAGTTATTTTCACTTCCGACAAGTGAAAGCATTAAAGAATGGTAACTTCACAGACATCTTAGGAACTTACAGAAACGGTAAGAAATATAAAGATTTAAACGCTAACTCTTTAATCATAGGAGACTTACACCCTTACGATACAAACCCAATACATGAGAAGAATACTTTCGAGCAGATAAAACACTTAGGGAAACATGTAGACCTATACTTACACGATACTTTCAACGGACGTAGTATAAGTCACCATTACAAAAATGATTTTATTAGACAGCACGAAGTATTCAAAGAACAAGGACTAAACTTAGAAAAAGAACTAGAACACACTCTTAAAGCTATCAATAAATACGCTGAGTCAACATGGGGAAAAACATACATAGTGGCAAGTAACCACGATGAGCACTTACACAGATACTTAAAAGAAGGAAGGTTTGTAGGAGACAAAGGTAACAGTCATTTAGGGGCTATATTATACGCAGCAGACTTAGAAGGATACAACCCATTAGAATTTGGACTAAGATATGTAGGAGCCTTAAATCCCAGAGTAGAGTTCATAGAAAGAGACGAAGGACACAAAGTATTAGGATATGAACTTGGTAATCATGGTGACTTAGGAGCTAATGGTGGTAGAGGAAGTCCACGAAGTATAGAGCACGATAACGCTAAGAGTATTACTGGTCATCGACATTCTGCTATGAAAATAAGAAATACGTATGGTGTTGGCACTAGTACACATTTAAGGTTAGACTATAATAGGGGATTCAGTAATTGGACAAATACAAACGGTGTTTTATATAACAACGGTACTGTACAGCTATTAAACTCAATAAAAAGAAAATGGAAATTATAGAAAAGTTTAAACAAGTCATAGGCTGGGAAGGTATTTATGAAGTATCTAATTTAGGTAGGATTAGAAGTCTTAATAGATTAGTAAATACTCAATGGAAAACAAAGAAACCTGTAAAAGGTAGGTTAATGAAACAGCATGAGGATAGATATGGTTACTTATATGTTCATTTAAGAGATGCTCCCAAATCTAAAAAGTTAAAAGTTCATAGATTAGTAGCATTTGCTTTTATTAAAGGACAAAAAGAAACTGTTAATCATATAGATGGAGATAAGCACAATAATATTTTATCCAATTTAGAGTGGGCTACATGGACAGAAAATAATCAACATGCAAAAAGACTTGGTTTAAATTATAATTTTAAAAATAGAAAAAGAAATGGAAGTTATAAGTAGATGGAAGAACTTACCTGCACACATAGACCAATTTGAAGGGTTTGTGTATGTTATTACTAATAATATTACTGGTAAGTATTACATAGGTAAGAAGAGTTTCTGGAGCAGAAGAACACTTAAACCTCTTAAAGGTAAGAAGAAGAAAAGAAGAGTTATTAAAGAGAGTGATTGGAAAGATTACTGGGGTTCATCAGCTTACTTACAAGAAGATATTGATAAGTATGGTAAGAGATACTTTAGTAGAGTTATAATTAGAGCATATAAAACTAAGTGGGAAGTAAGTTACTACGAAGCCAAACAACAATTTGACATGAATGTACTATTTGACAAAGAATCATATAATGGAATTATTAACTGTAGATTAAGCAGGAGGAAAAGATGAAGAAAAGAAAAGAAGAAAAAGTAGAATTTACATACATAAAAATAAACAGAGCGTCATTCATGCACGGAAACCACGTAGTAATGGACGATGAAAAAGAGTTCCATAAAGTATGTGACCCGGACGCAGGTATATTTGTAGACAAGTTAGGTAATATGTATCAAATAATGGAAGTAGTAACCGTTATATATGAGAAACCAGAATGAAAAGAGTAGTAGTTAATGATGAACAACAACTACTAAAAGAACTGGAAACACTAAATACTACATTAATATCGTGGGACACAGAGACCACAGGTTTAGAACAATACTCATTAGAAATGACTGGTATGTCAATATGTGATGGTAACAAAGTTATCTACATTGTCATTGATTCCTCCATAAACTATAATAGTGCTAAAGCATTAGACATATCAGTTGTTTCTTCATACTTAAAAGATTTCTTTTCTAGGGTTAAGGCTCAGATATGCCACAACTGGGTGTTTGATGCCAGAGTACTATACAAGCATGGTGTGGATGTTAGAGGAATAAAGTACTTTGACACAGCAGTAGCCGCACACCTAATAGATGAGAACCAAGAGAAAGCACTTAAGAGTCTAGCTAGTAAACTACTAAACGTCGAAGTAACTACCTTTAAGGAAGTAGGTCAGAACCATTATAATAAGGATTTCTATGAGTATGGTTTAGACGACGCGTCATACACCTACGACTTATACCAACTATTCGAACCACAAATATATAACAAGAAATTAGAATACTTAATGTTTAAAATAGAGATGCCTTACCAATTATGTTTATTCGAGATGGCTATTGAAGGAGTATTGGTAGACAAGAACTTAATGAACTTTCAGAGTAAAGCTCTTAAGAAAGCAGAAGAAGACCTTATAGTTCAGATGTGTGATAATCTTAAAGCACCATACGAAATGCAATTCACCTTAGACAATAACGTTATAATGATACCCTCCATTAACTTCAATAGTAGTCACCAGTTGATTAAAGTATTCGGAGAACAAGGAATAGAAATAATAGAGAAGACAGACACAGGTAACCCTAGTGTAGGTAAGAAGACCTTACAAGACAACAAAGACCATCCATTTGTTAACCTACTAATAAGATACAAAATAGTAAGCAAATTACTAGCAGGCTTTATTAACCCTTTACCTGGACAGATACAAGGAGATGGTAAAGTAAGACCATCTTTTAATGATACTGGAGCAAGAACAGGAAGACTAAGTTGCTCCAAACCAAACCTACAACAACTCCCTAAACCTAAATGTTACTCTTGTGGTAGTCCTAAAGTCAAAGAAGGTATGTGTGAGTCTTGTAATAAAAAAGTAGATGTTAATGTTCGTAGTATATTCAGAGCACCTAAAGGATATAAGATGTTCAGTGCAGACTATAAGAGTCAAGAGATATGTGTTATGGCACAACAAAGCAAAGACCCAACACTAATCAAATCATTACATAATGGTTACGATATGCATCTAGCTATCGCTAATAAATTTTATAACTTAGGTATACCAGAAGAATGTTTAAGCGAAGAACATAAAGACCACAAGGTGTGGAAAGAAAAGTTTAGTAACGAGAGAGGTAAGGCTAAAACTATAACCTTCGGATTAGCCTTTGGTAAAGGAGCTTATGGTTTCTCTAAAGACTTTGGTATAACAGAAGATGAAGCACAGAAGATAGTAGATGATTACTTTGAAGGTATGCCTAAGCTTAAGGAAGCTATAGACGTAAGTCATAAAGAGATTAAGAAGAATGGGTTCGTTCGTAACTTAGCAGGAAGATACAGACACTTCGAGAAGAACACCTTTGGACATTATAGTAATAGAGATTTAAGACAAGGATTCAATTTTAAGATTCAAGGATTCGCAGCTGACATGATTAGAGCAGCAAGTATTAATGTTTATAAAAGAAACATTTATAAAGCCTGGGATTTAAAACAAATAATGACAGTACATGACGAAAATATTTATGTTGTAAAGGAGCAGTATTTAAAAGAGGCTGAAATTCTTGTTAAGAAAGCATTTGAAGATGTTGGTAATAAGTTTGTTGTTCCTTTAGTAGCTGAAATTGAGAGAGGTGATAATTATGGAGAAGCAAAATAATAGAAAAATAAATACTTTTTTAAAATATCCAGATGAAGATATTATTGAAATAAAATGTAGTGAAGGATTTAAAAGCATAGGATGTATTTCTAAATCAGATTATGATAAAGTAAAATATCATTACTGGTCTAAAGAAACAAATGGATATGTAATAAACTGGAAAACAAAAATTAAACTACATAATTTTTTATTAAATATAAATGAAAGTAACTCAGATAAAGAAGTAGACCACATTAATAGAGATAAATCAAATAATACTAGGTCTAATTTACGTATTGTTAATAGACAAATAAATAATTTTAATAGAGGATTAAATAAAAATAATTCTTCAGGGTATAAAGGAGTAGCATGGCATAGTCAACGTAAAAAATGGAGAGCTTTTATAATGTTAGACCATAAACAAATAAGTTTAGGACTGTATAATGATATAGAAGAAGTTTACAAAGTAAGATTAGAAAAAGAAAATGAAATAGTATTAAAATTATTAGAAAATTATAATGAAAGTAAATAAGGAGATAATAAAATGAGTTTCGTAATAACAAAAGAAGAACAAAAAAACATAGAAGAACTATGTAAAGACCACAAGAAAACACTAGGAGAAGTAATAACAGACTACATAAGAATAGGCTCATGGTACATGAAAAAGAAAGGATATGAACCCCAAGCAATAGCATTACATACAGAAGACTACATGAAAGTAACAAGTATACAAGATAACTACTACGACTTAATAACAAAACATCAGAGTAGAGACTATCTTAAAATGAGAAATCATAACAGTAAACAATTCTATATGGACTGGCAAGACATAGGACTACAGTATAGTAACAAAGCTTTTAACATAATTGATAGGCACTGTGACATATATGGTAAGAAAAAATGAAACAAAAAAAAGTATGTAAAAACCTAGAACTAATATTCTGGGATAAAGCAAAAAGAATGAAAGCAAACCCAACCGAGAAAAAGCACGTAAACCCAGCACAATGGGCGTGGGAATCGTACCATAGTTATGTAAGAAACCTTGATGCTTTAGGGTACACTAACAGTTATGACGGTAAGGGTTATGAGACTGCTTATCATTTTTGGGTGACCTATATTAAACCTAACTATATAGCACCAAAAAACACGAGGGATTACACAAAATGAACGAATACAAATGTAAAACATGCAACAGAGAATACGCTAGCTCAGAAAGAGCAAAAGGATGTAGTAATTTCAAAAAAACCTACGATGACTGGGTGTGTAGAAATGACCAATGAAGTAATGACAGACAAAATGTTCATGAACAGACTAAGGAAAGAATACCCTATGTTTGTGGAGAACCAAATAATGACATGGAGTAAGAAGAAATGAACAAAGCAAAAAAAGTAAATGAAAGAATAAGTATAAAAGTAGAAATATATGAGGAAGATATAGGATTACAAGACGTAAGAAATTACTTTAATGATGTCTGTCTAGCATTAGGTTATAGGTTTGATGAGGAGATAGAATGAAATTAGATTTAGGATGTGCAGACAAGAAAAAAGAAGGATACATAGGAATGGACTTAAGAGACTGGGGACAAGAAATCGTTAGAGACGTAAAAAGAGGGATACCATACGGAGACAACAGCCTGGAAGAAGTATACACTAGTCACTTCATGGAACACATAGAAAGAGGAGAAGAAATATACTTCGTAATGAGCGAAGTACACAGAGTACTAAAAAAAGGATGTCAATTCATCATAAGAGTACCTCACGCTTCAACACCTTACGCTTTCTACCCAGACCACCTGAGTTACTGGAATGAAGAAATGGTTAACGCTTTAATCAACGATGATTACCAGTCTTACGGTGATTATAAATATAAGATAGTAAGAATGGGAAGAGTAGGAATAGAACTTGTAGTGATACTTGAGGCTTTAAAATGATTGTAGTGTATACTGTAATAACAAACAACTACGATGACCTAAAACAAGTAATTACTGACAAAGAAGTAAGATACGTATGCTTCACAGACAACATGAACATAGAAGCTAATGGATGGGAGTTAAGGAAAGCAGACAAGCACAACAGATATTATAAGTTCCACTCACACTTATTATTCCCTCAAACAGACTACACTATATACATAGACGCACACGGAACACTAATAAAAACCCCCCAATTCTTAGTAGAAGAATTAAAAGGATTAGCTATAGGACAACAACCACACCCAACAAGAAAATGCTTATACGATGAAGCAAGAGCAGTAGAAGGAATGGTAGACAGGTCAATATTACAAAAACTAATGTATTCTTATAAATTAGTAGGTTTCCCTGTAAACTACGGATTATTCTGTAACGGATGTATAATAAGAGCAAACCACCCAGTAAGTAAACTATGGAATGAAAAGAGCTGGGAGTACTTCGAAAGAAGCGGTATAAAAAGAGACCAGTTAATAACACAATACGTTAAATGGAGTAAAGGTATAAGTATTAAACCAATGACAATGTTTGAATGGGGAGGACACAAATGAAATACAAACTAAACGATTACTACGGAAAAGAATACTATGGAAACAAAAGAATGGGATGGAAAGAAACAACCTACAAAATACTAGGAGAAACAATATACAAACACTTCAAACCCTTTCGCGTAACAGACATGGGATGTGGAAACGGAGTACTAAGCAGAGGATTCAACTGCCCATACATAGGCTTCGAAGGCTCTGATGAAGGAGTAAAAGCATGCCTAGAAAGAGGAATATCTTGTTACAAATTTGACCTAAGAGAATCCTTAACTATAAGTGATAAGGATGACTTGGTAGTAAGTATAGAGGTAGCAGAACACTTAGAAGAAAAGTATGCTAAAGTGTTTGTTAAAAACCTAACTATGTGCTCGGACAACATATTAATAACAGCTAGTAATGAGAAAGGATACAGTCACTTTAACTGTCAACCACAGAGTTACTGGATAGACTTATTCAAAGAAAGAAAATACTCTTACGATAAAGAAGTAACTGATAAGTTAAGATTAGAGTTAAGTAAAAAGATACTTCCAGCTTATAGTTATTTGTGGAAGAACATGATGATATTTAAGAAGGAAACAAAATGAAGAAAAAATATGTAATTAAGGACAGTGGTAAGAGAGCAGAATATGCCTCTGGTATGATAAGAGACACTACCGAGGGTAAACCAGACTTCACATTATTATTCCCTAAAGGAATACCATACGAAGACCAACTACTAACTAGGTTTGCTACACACATGACTAAAGGTAAAGAGAAGTATGGGTTAAGAAACTGGGAGAAAGCAAACAGCGAAGAAGAACTAGTAAGATTCAAGAGTAGTGCTATGAGACATTTTATGCAATGGTATCATAATATTGATGACGAAGACCATGCTTGTGCAACCTTATTTAATTTAATGGCATCAGAATACTTAAAACATAGATTAAGTAGAAGATTAACAGCAGAAAAATTTGTAGCTTATATGAGTAAAGAAAATAAAAGAAGAGGGAAATAATCCCTCAAAAAATTTAAATAACTGAAATTAACTCTGGGAACTTCTAAACTACGCTTATAAGTTCTGCTTCTCCTTCGATAACTTCAACAAAAACAGTTGAGTAAACATAGTCCTCTGTATCTTCATCATAAACTTTAACATCTATATCGAAAGAGTACTCGTTATCATCGAAGTTAGCATTAACAACAACCACTTCATCGTAGTCACCCTTAATTCTTTTAATGAAAGCTTCGTCATCGTCTACTAATAGACCAGCGTCTTCCATCATCTCAAATAAATCACCATTAGAGATTTCAGCAACAGCTAACTCTAAAGCTAAATCTTCAGCTTTAAGCTCTGCAACAATCTCGTCAGCATCAGCAATGATACCTTGGTCTTCAAGACGTTCTAGAGTAAACTCTAAGTCACCGTTATCAACATACTCAATAACTGTAACGTTATAAGGAACTTCTACGATAACATCTTCATAAATTGTTTCACCCTGTAGAGTGATTGTATTTGTAATTGTTTTAGTAATAGGTTCAGGATTGTCAAGTAGATAAACACCACCAACACCCACACCAATACTAACTAGAGCAACTGCACCGATTGTTAGTGCTTTTTTAATGAAGGACGAGCCTTCTTCTTGTTTTTTTACCATTTTATTATATCTCCGCTACATAGGTAAACCTATAAGTAGCAAAATTAAAAGAAAATTTTATTTATTTAATCTTCCAGTTCATCTTAGAACTAGTTAAGGTTCTCATAATTATTGTCAATACTCCGCTAACAGTCAAAGCAATACCCATGTTCAACTGACCTTCGATAGCACTAGCAACACCAATTCCGAACTGTAATACAGAAAGCCAGAAAGTCTTACTCTGCCAAAAATTTTTATACTCTTTAAAAATATTAACCATTGTTTTCACCTTTATGTTTATTATACCAGCCATGTATTAATTCTTTTTGTCTGGCACGGTAAGGAATATTATAACGCTCGCAGTTACGAATGTAGTTCATATAAACTAAATAAGTACCCAGAGCATTATTAGTAATGTGTTTTTTATTCCAGGTTTCATCCCAGAACTTATCTTCCAATTCTCTTAAATCTTTATTAGAGTATTTCTTTACTTCTGGAAGAATATCATCTATAGTAAACTTTTTTTTATTCATTCTACTCTATTATATATGTGTCTTCTAATATATAAACCTTTCGGTAATAAACAGTTTTCTTTATAAAGCTTTCGGTTGTTTGTAGTCTGGTTTAAAGAAAGTATAATCTTCATTCCACGAGAACCAAATACCGAAGTACTTCTCTGCTTCTTTCCAAGACTTCCTATAAAAACGAGACTCGTTAAACCAATAACACCAATCCATAACATACCAAGTACTATCTTTCTCTCTTAAATAAGTTACGTAAGCATGACCTCCACCTTGAACGTCACCAGCATTAAGTCTTACTCTCCAAGCAGGAACACCAGAAGCAACCATAATATTATACATTAGTATAGCACCGTCCTCACAATCACCGAGACCTCTCTCTACAGTCTCGTCAGCAAACTGCCAATGCTCCTTAACGTCAGAAGTATACCTAACCATAGAATATACTTTAAGTAAAGCTTTGTTTGCAATAGTATCTATATCTTTACCAGTTACTAAAGGGACATTACTATTCTGAGTAGTACAATATTTCTTTAAGTCTTTACCACCATAGGAGTATTTAACTTTCTTTATAAATTTATTGTACCAGTATTCTTTAAGTTTAGATTCTGAGTCTTCACAGTTATATAAATCTTCAGTTAGTATTTTGTTAGCTTTCAATAAGTCACTTATTTCTTGCTCATATCTCTTAGTGTTATCCTTGTTTATTTTTTGTAAATCTTTATGTTCTTTAAGTAAGAAATCATAATCTTTACCTTTATTAAATGTTTCTATTAAATTATTTAACCATTTCATTATTCCTCACCCCAACGATTATAAAGAATAGAATTATAAGCATTATTAGCAGTGCTTAAGAAAGATAAACCATCCTCGTTACCTTGAACTCTACTAAAACTACTAAGACCAACACCTAGATATCTAGTATCTATAAAACCAACACTTCCTAAAGGCATTATTAAAGGGTTTTCTGTAGACACGTCAGACCTATAACTATAAATTATTTGTAAGTATTGTCTTGTAAATGTGTTATCATTCCAAGTACTGTCTTCGAATAACTGTTGATAAGTGAACTCTGTAGTTGTGAATTTCAATAAGGTTCTGTTTCTTAGTTGTTCACTTGTTGCTGAATATTCGTATCCCCATACTTGAATATCTTCTGAAATAACATTTCCTTGCCAAACAATCTTATGAAGACCATTACCAGTAGATGATTCATCAAAACAAATATCTATTAAATAATTATCACTATCTATATATAAAGCATGTAAAATTCCGATATCACTTCCACCAGAAATTAGCTCGTCTTCTTCCCAAGTAGCACCATTATCTAAAGAGTAACCAGCCCAGTGGTCAGTAAATGTAGCAAAATAAACTATAACGCTGTCTTTAGGGCTAGCAATTTGCATAGCAACACTAGTTCCTTCTGCTGAAGGGTCAACAGCACAAACACTCCAAGCACTATTATCATCAGTATAACCAATTTCAATATTTCCACCATCATCATATAAGGCATAAATTCTACCACTATCAGTAATACTATAAGCTATATAATTCTGGTCTGCATCAGTAGGAGCTACAACCGTTGTCCAAGTATCTCCTGCATCATCACTATATTTAGCAACACCATTATAAGCACTACCAAAAACAATCATATAATTACAATCGTTAGGATTAACATATAAAACACTATCAGCATCTAAGCCTGTTGTTTTACTAACCCAATTACTACCACTATCAATAGTTCTTAGTATTGTAGTAGCTGAGTTATCTAAAGATACTGCTACAGCGTTAGATAACCAAGCAGTAAAATCTCCAGCATCAATATAATCACTAGTATACTTCTTGTAGAGTACTGTCATGTTATAAGCTGTAGTATTAAAATTTGAATTTAGTTTTGTTGAAAAACCTGTGTCTATTCCTGGATTAATTGTTATAAATGTCATTTCTTATCACCATAAATTTAAAAAGTACCTTCGAATAAAGTGGAAGTACCACCACCATAACCACCATCAATATGTAAAACACTACTATCAATGTCACCATAAACAGGGTGGTCAATAACAAAAGAAGAGGAGCCTAAACCAAGACTAACCAGTTCTGTGTCTCCTGTAAGTATAATTCTCTCACTACTAAAAATAGTAAGTTGTCCACCAGCCTCATCACCCGATAGGTTTTCTCTAGTAGTAGCTTGGTCAGAAGACATCTGACCTATAAGTATACCAATCTCATCAGCAATACTCAACTTCTATCAACCTCAATATTAATCTCGCTCTCCAAATCAAAAGTAGTAGTATGTAAAATACCAGGAGTCAAAAACATCTGAAGCATATTACCACCAGTAAAAGCATCAAACAAAGCAACGCCATATAAACGGTCACCACCACTAGCAACAACCTCAGTAGATAACCTGATACCATTTATAGTAGTAACGTTATCTACTATAGCGTTAACACAAGTAACCCTTGAACCAACCTCTCCCGTCAAGGAAGTAGCTGTACCATCGGCAGTAAGTGTAGATGAATCTGAATAAGCCATATAAATAGTTTGGTCATAAATATGGTCTGCTAAATCTCCTAATAAATAATCGTTTATCATTTTTAAATCGTTCCTACGTCTTCTTTCAAAACGTATAAGTCTTGGGAGGTTCCTAAACTAATATTCTCCACCCTCATAAGTTTAGCAGTATTAACAGCATCCATTTGAGGTATATTACAAGCTATAACAGCCCCTAACTCCCACAAATCATTACTAGGCTTTACCATTATGTCAACAGCAACCCTACCATACTTTCTATAATCAATATAATCTTTACCAATAATCTCTAACTGCTCCTTAATGTATGCTCTGAAAGCACCTACATAATTATTAAATGATGTTTGTGATTGAGTAGTCCAGTAAGGAGTTAAAGGATAACTAGCATCAGCCATATTATCAACGCCAAACTGTACCTTATCATTTTCAAGTACAGTAGCAGCAGTCTTATTCTCATCTACCATAATATGAAACTTAAAACCGTTCTTAGCTATAGACACGTAATCAGCATACCTAGTCTGTATAATATTACTTTTAGGGTCGTAACCACCCTTAACTATAACGAAGTTCTTAACATCCTTAATATCTTTCTTTACCTTAAGCTCTGAGTAATCAGCAGTCTCTGCATCAAAAGACTCAGTAGAATTACTTCTTCTTTTATCCCACACTAAATCATTATTACTATTAACATACCAGTAATAGTTACCGTCTTCTGTTTTGTTACCAGCAGAGTACTTCTCTATAATATATTTAACTGGTTTATTGAAGAATCTTTCTCCACAATCAGGAAAAGCTTCGCCGTTAGAATACTTAACTGAAGGATTTGTACTAGCCCAACCTACCTTGAAATTCTCATTAAATAATTCTACGTTAGTAAGACTGTCCTGTAAAGCAACATCAATAGGAAGATTAGTAGCATCAATAAAAGTCAAAGCACCCATCAAAGTCTCTGAAAAATTATAACCAGATATACGAACATCCTCCTTACTATAAGAGTGTGTTAAAGGGTCATTACTAACAGAACCTCTCATTAATACATTAGAGTCAGTCCAGTTATCAGTACCATCGTATTCTTTTCTGTAAATAGTAAATTTATCGTTTGGAGTAAAATGGTCATCGTAAGTACCGTCTATATTACTTACTACGAAGGAGAAAGAGTCTCTACCATCACCAATAGATAACGATAGCTTAATATCTCTAAAGTCAGTAAGGTCTACTGGAGAAGCATAACTTTCTCCGTCAAACTTCTCGTAAGATAACCTCCAAACTATTCTACTCATACTGTCTCCCTCACTTCAATTAGACTAATATTAAAAGTAGGTCTGTAAGCGTACTTAGTAGCTGTAGTATCGAAAGGAATAGATAAAGCACCGTCGAAAGTTACAGGTATATCAGTAGTAACACCATCATAAGCTATTAAGTCTTCGAAATTGTCAGCTATAGGGTCTGCCAAAGCAGCACTAGTACCATATACTACTGTTAAATAAATAGGGTCTACCGCGTCGTTAGCTAACTTAAAAAAATCTAACAACATAGAGTAGGTTAAATCACCAACACCTAAAACTACACCGCTAAGGATATACTTAGGGTTCTCCACACTAAGGCTTTGTACTTGAGCAACAGTATCAGTGCTATAGTTAGCGTTAGGTTTTTTATCGTTTGTTTTGTTTATTGATACGTTTACTTTTGTACAAAATACTTGTACTTCTGCACCACTGTTTATAGTGGAGTGTTTTAAGGTTACTTTAGTTAGATTAGTCATTTTTATGCCCCGTAAGCGTTCATCCCAGAAAGTATACTTGCTAGGTATGCTTCCGTGCTTCCTCCGAACTCGCTTTGTAGTCTGTCCAGTACAGCAGCTGATGTTTGCTCGTTAGCCTGCCCTTGTCTTTCCATTGCTACTAGTATGTCAGCCAGTATACTTCTACTTTCTTCGTCTGCAAAAGTACCGAATTGTGCTTGACTTGCTAAGAAGGATAGGTCTGCTGGACTCATTTGTCCCAACTGACTAGTAAGAGTTCCTCCTTCTTGTAAGTTTAATATCTCTTGTCCTTGTCTTAGTGCCGCTATAAGCATCTGTGTCTGCTGTGATTCTGCTTGAATATTTCCCCACCATTCAGTCATCATTGCAGCGTTAGACTGTACTGTGTTATTCCATTTAGCAAAAAGTTCATTCATATCTGCTCCGAAATCCCCTCTGTCTACAGTTTTACCTCTTTGAGCTGCCGCAATCTCTCTTAAAGCATTAGCTCCGGGTTTTCCTATACCAAAAGGTAACGCGTCTAATATCTTAGCATATTGCTCTGCTGCCCAAGCAAATATTTTATGAAATACATTCTTAAAACTTTTTCCTAAATACTTAAATGAAGTTCCAAATAATGCTATAATCCAAGCAGCTACTCTACCTAGCGTATTTGCTATAGTATTAAATAAAGTATTTTTAGCCACCATATCGAAAGCAATACCTAATACGAATAAAGCACCACCACCCTTCTTACCTTTAAGTAGTCTATAACCACCGGCAGCCATTAAACCAGCACTAGCAGCTTTTAACAAACCATCAACCCAAGCACCTTCTTTGAAAGAATCATAGGCATCTTTAGCCTCTTTAAGAGACCATAAAACAGCAACAATACCAATACCTTTAGATATCTTAGCACCTAAACCTTCAAAATTCATACCTTTGAGTGTTTTAAGGTCACCAATTACAGCACCAATACCTAAACGTAAAGTACCTCCAACCATAAAAATAGCTCCTAGAATCATACCCCATTCAGTAATACCTCTTACTAATTCAGGGTTAAGCATAACCCACTCAGCCAACCAATCAATAATAGGGATTAATAAAGCAGCCAAAGGTTCAAGAGCCTGACCTACAACGAAACCAAGAAACTTCATAGAACCATTAAGCATATCGAACATAGTAACAGTACCTTCTACAGAGTGAGATACTTCATCGAAAGCTTTAGTACCAAACTGCCATATCTGCTGAGACACTCTCATCATAGCCATACCAAAGAACATCATTCCCAAAGCATTCATATCAAAAGACTGCTTTACTTTCTTACCAGTCTTAGCTAAGTCTCTCATACTCTTCTTGACTTTCTTATTAGCCAAATTCATAGTCTCTGCTTCACTCATATAACTCTTAGTAGACCTTCTTAAACTAGAATATTGTTTTTGTACCTTCTGATATACAGCAGGGTCTAAAGTCTCTTTAAGGGTTTTACGTAGAGATTTTAACTTATTAGCCTGAGCTAACTCTTTCTTTTTCTCTAAGTTAAGCTTCTTAGTAGCCTGAATAGGAGCATTATAAAGGCTATTAAATTCTTTAGAGAAGTCTTTGTTCAGTACTTTCATCTTAGCCTGAAGCTCAGTCTTCATACCTTTAGTAGACTTAGCTATCTGACCTTTAAGCTTTTTTTGAGAGTCTATAAACTCCATAGCTACCCTTATGAGTATTTGTTCATTACTATTTACTGCCATTTTGACTTCTTTTTAACTCCGCTTGCTCCTTCTTAACATAATAACTATGAGTCTTCAGTATACCATCTAAGTAAGGTACTGGTAATTCAATAATATCTTTTAAAGACAGCTTAAACTCTTTAAGTAAAATATAATAAGTAGTATCTAGGTTTGAGGGTAAATCCTTCTTCCTAGATACATTATTTAAAAATTTTACAGCGTCTATTACTTTATTGCTCATTAGAACCGCTTCCTACATTTACTTCAACTAACGGAGAAATAAACTGAAACAGATTCTGACTAACAAAATCATCCAAGTCCTCTTCAGACTCTTTAGGATAACTCTTACATAAAGTTACTAAAACTAACTCATGTACAGTAGTAACGAGTTTCTCATCCATCATAGCAAGGACGTCCTCATTAGTTCCTTTATCTTCTAAAGTACTCAATACTTGTAGTAAAGAGTATAACTTAGGTAAATGCTTACCACTTAAGGGCTTTAATACGTAAGTATTAGTATTACCCATACTATCTTTAATTTTTACTTCTTTTTTATATATTTCAAACATTTTCATTTCTCTCCAAAGAACTTAGGTTCTTTTTTCTTTTCAATAGGTTCAAGTTTAGTACTCAACCCAATAATAGAAGACTTCAAATCTTCTATCTGTAAGAATAACGATTCGTACTTATAGTCTAAAGCGTAATTCTCAATTAACTTTTTTAAAGCCTGTAAATAAGAACCGTCACATTCTTGCCAAGCAAAACTCATAAAAGCTTTATGAACAGCCTTATTAGGGCTTGTGTTATTATATTTTATATTCAAAAACAATGTTTTTGAGACCTCATCCAAGTGGTCAACCGTTTCTAGTCTATCCATTTCATTTCACCGCTGGGTCGTTACTAAGTAACTCTCCTAAAATTAAAAAAAATTAACTAGGTTTTAAACCCAGTTAAAAAAAGCATCACTCTTAGCTAAAGAACTAGTAGCTAGGTTAGCAGCACCAGTGTCAGTCTCAGGAGAGAACTTGAAAGTAGCAGAACCACCCATGTTATCATCAGCATCATGTGAAGGTTCCCAGTTAGTCATCTTACAGTTATTAAAACCTGATGTCTTATAAGAACTTGTTTCTGTATCGTAAGCCTCTATGAAGATTGCGTAAGCAGCAGCTTCACCTGTTGATTTACCAGTAGTACCATATTTAAAGATATCCCATCGGTCAGTAATACTAGCAGTAGTACTAATTTTTGGAATAACTTCCATTTGTAATTCAAATTGTTCTCTTGGTTTCCGTTTATCGATGAACCCACCGAAAGCTGGAACACTCTCTACGTCCTGGTTTCCACCAGTTAAATTGTGACTTGTAATCTCTCCGTTAACAGCATCTGAGGAAGCTACATCACTCCCGTCAACGTCAGCTGATACTACGTAGATTGTTACAAATTCTCTGTCTATTGCAGTCATTTTTGTTATCCTCTATTTATTTACCGTTAACGAAAGCGTTAACAACTCTTCTTGCCGCCTTACCAAAAAATACTTTGGTTTCAACAACTGAAGCATCTATAAAGTGCGGTTCTTTGTTAGACTTGAAATGTCTATAATAAACCGAACCTTTAGGTACCTCATTCATATACTTAGTAAAATTATTTATTCTTCCTCTAGTTTCGGGATGTCCATCCCCTATAATAACTGTTGCAGAGGAAGGTGTTTTTCCTTTAGTCCACTTAACGGCTCTTACTGTAGCACCGGTATCTTTAGGTGCTATAGACCACATTAATTTTTTCATAAACTCAGCACTGAAACGAACTGACTCAGCACCCTTACTTTTCATTCTACCATATCTCTTAGCCATATTATAAGCTACCTTATCAGCATTATCAGTTATAATTACTCTTCTTGCCATTATCTTAATTTAAACGTCAACATTAAAGATTTATGATGAGCCAAGTTACTATTAGGAGTCTGTAACTCATCATCTTCATCAAAACCAATAAGAGACAAACCTCCAACTCTATTAAGAGTAAAATAATTATCAATCTGGTCACTCAACTGGTCAATATGAGTATTCTTAGTAGCATAAACATCCAATAATACATGAACCTCTCTACGAGAATCAAAAGCCTTATCACTATTAAAAAAAGGTGTATCTACAGGAACTATACTGGCTTTATTAATTACTAAAACAGGAAGGCTTCTTTTGTCTTTATTATTATTATAAACTCCCTTTATAGTTACAGGAAGAGAAGAAGACGATAAGTCTGAAGTTGTTAAGCTTGCAGCTGTTAGGGCAGTTTTGATACTGCTAAATATACTTGTTCTTGACATGTTAACACCTCGTGTTTTAAAGTGACTCCTTGAGCCGTGCAACCCTAGCTACTATACCGTCACCGAACTTGAAATCTTCAATGTCCATAACTTCGTAAGAGCTGATTGTATCGTTTGTGTCTACAACTATATCTTCTCGGTTGATAATAGTCGTGTAAGGGAAAGCCATCTCGGTTTCTCCGTCACCAAGGGTACCCCATTTTAAAAAATCTCTCTGATAAGAGAAAGTATTATAAGGCACTGCTTTAGAGCTAGTACCTGAATCCGGTGTTTCGTAAACGTCACCATAATCATCTGTTGAGGACGACGCTACTCCGTGTATAGTTACAGTTCTTGATATACCTGCGTTCCATATTTTATTATCCAGAGCTAGTCTGAAACTCGTTAGTGTAGCCATCCTAACCTATTATTTAGTTGTCATTACTTTATAAAGATTACTAATAAACCCTTTCTATTCGGTGTATTCTGTTCTGACCAACCACTTTCTCGAATAAAGCATCAACCTCGCTTCCCATAGCAGAGTAGCTATTTGTTGAGAAAGCAGAAGGGTTACCTACCTTAATAGTACCTACTTGTACTTCTCCACCGGAATTAGCATAAGCTTGGTTCTGAACAACTGTCTGAACGACACGCTGAGCAACCAACAAAGTAGCCAAACGCTGAATTAAACCAGGAACAGTATTAGAGCCCTTAATATAAGACACGTTGAACCTTTTCTTACCTTCCAAAGGCTTAAAGTTACTAGGTATGAACTCAATCTCACCATGCTCACCATAAACGTAAAAATCAGTATCTTCAGTTTTAGCAACCCACGAAGGAGCAGTACCGGCAGCAGAAGCTGAATACTGAAACTCTGAAACAGAAAGTATATTACCATCCACTCGGAGTATATTATCATTATTCTCCCAATCATAAACTGTGGAAGATACTAGTGTTGAACTGTAGAGATTACCTGTTCTTATGTTAATCTCGCTCTCAGCCTCACCAATCCATGTAGTAATATCTGAACTAGATGGGGTGGAGGAACTATTAATGTCAATACCTCCTAATTGTGCTGATACGTATTCTATTGTCGTGTATGTCATTTTATAATCCTCTTGTTGATAGTAATATTATGAAACCTATAACTGTAGAAGTGACTAAGGTAAGAGCTGTAGTACTAATCCACCTATTATTCTTAACTTTACCGTTAGTTTTTATAACGTGTGCTTCTAAATCTACAAGCTTATCAAATATGTGCTGGTTAGTTATTCTTACAAATGTCTTCTTACCTTCATCCATCTTCTTAATCCTCTTTAACAGGCTCTATAGCCTTCTCTTCTTCTTTAAATAAAGCTTGTACTTTATTAACGAAGTGTAAGGCACTTGGAGCTGTTTGTAATCCTTGAGCTTTAACAGCTACGTCTAATAGTTGTATTAATACATTTGCTTCTTCTTTACTCATTTCTAAACTTTTCATCATTCTATTCACCTATAATTTATTAATCTCATCAAGTAGTAATTGTTTCTCATCAGTTATGTCTTGATAGTTTTTAATATCATTTTCAATTCTGTTTTTTGAAAACGTTCCTTTTGATTGTAAAACCTTTACAGTGTTACCTTCTGGTGTTGTCATATCTACTTCTTCAAAGACCTCGAAAAGGTCTGAGTTCTCTATTTCTTTTTCTATTTTTTTAATAATCATTTTATTTTACCCATTCTTGTCTTGAACCTTGAGTGTCAATTTCATGATGGAAATCAAATTGTAACATAGCAGGAGCATCTGCACCAGTACCTGACCATGTATCATCTGCACCAGTATCTTCTCTATATAATCTACATATAAGCATACTACTTACTGTTTTACCTGTTCCATCAATATAAGGAGATTCACTTCCTCCTACTTCATGATAATCATCTGTTCCTGTACAAGCATCTGTCATAGTGATTGTTCCGCTTACAGGGAAAGGGTCACCGTTAATATTAGCCCATGAATAATCTAGTTTCCAACCAACATAACTACCACTCTCTGCTGTTCCTTGGTCGCAAGGAGTCCAGTGAACGTGAGGTCTAATATCAGTACCTTCTTTGTAAGTGTGTGGTAGCTGACATGAAAAGAATACTTCATCGTTTTTATTAAATTTTAATATCTTGAATGTTGTTCCTGAACCAGTTGGTTGCCAATCTCTCCACGTAGGGTCTGTAACTCCTGCAAAATTAAATAATCCTGTACTTATTAGTAAGTCATCCCATACAGCTTCTGCTAATTCAAGAGTCTTTTCTGTTCCACAATCAACTATTAAATCAGAAGGGTTAACAACTCCTGTATCTATAATTGCATCTGTTCCATCATATCCAATACTCATATCACTAGATACACCTAAGAATAATTTAGCTGAATCGCTAGGCATAATAACATTACCGTCACTATCTATAGTCATCTTTAATTTTGAACTATCAATACCTTCTGTGTAGAATCCTATTACACCGCCCACACCTTGTGAGCATATTCTTAGTTCATCAGAAGTAACTGTAAGTAAACCAATATTTCTATATTGAGATGAAGGGTAGTTTGAACCATAAGTTGAAAATTTTAATTCAGAAGCATCTGCTATAACTCTAAGATTAGCATAACCAGTATTATCTAAATTTCTTGATGCCATACTAACAGCTCCACTAGCTACAGTATCTCTTACTTCAAATTTATAATTAGGACTATTTGTTCCGATACCAACATATCCTTCTTTATTAATAGTTAGTCTATTTTGACCTACTTTGGATGCATCCGCTACCCATATTTCAAACTTAGGGTTTACATATCCTGAACCATAATAACTTCTTAATTGAGAAGTAACATAATTTACGTTATCATTATAAAACTCTAAAGCAGCAAAAGATGTCGCAATAGCAGAAGCATCGTCGATTCTTATTTTTGCACCATAAGCAACTGTGCTTTGAACTTCCAGTAAAGCTTCAGGAAGGTTAGTTCCAATACCAACCTTTTTAGTACTGTCAATAAATATTGCATCGCTGTTTCCTATTCTTAATTTTAAACTTTGACCTGCCTTTGAGTTTAATAAAGTACCTCCGCCACTAGCTTGTATTAAAGCATAATCACCTACTCCTCCACCTGCACTTTTATGTCTAAACATTGCATAAGCATCATTAGCATCCCAAACACCAACTTTTGCATTTCCTATTATAGCACCTTCTCCAACTGTTGAAGTTGACACTTCCAATATATCAGCAGGAGTAGATGTCCCTATACCTATTTCTCCTGTATCTAAAATAGTAAGATATCTGTTTCCATTTATATCTATATTGAATTTACCAGTTCCCATATTTAAGTCAGCATAACCACCAGTAGGAACGTCTTTGTTAATTCTTATTGTAGGATTGGTTGTTGTAGAAAGAACTTCTAATTCTTTTGAAGGACTTGCAGTTCCGGTTCCAATACCAACGAATCCTCCGTTTGGTTGTAAGAGTAAATTATAAGCTGTTGGTGTTCCGTCCATTCTTCCAACTTGAGTCCATACATCTCCTGTCCCATATACACCTGTAAACATCCCATATAATTCTTGAACTGTTAGAGCGAACATACCTGAAGCAGTTCCTAAAGTCATAGGTGCATGACCTATTGTAGAATCTATATGGTTTAAAACAGAAGGAGTTGTAGTTCCTAGACCTAAATAACCATTTTCGTCAAAAGTAGCAACTTGTGTTCCAGCCGAGCCTCTTAAAATTTCTAGTTTTCTACCACCAAAATCTGTTTGTTGATAATTAATAAATAAACTTTCCGAATCATCTTGATAAATAGAATTGTCTGTTGCTCCTGCTCTATTAAATTCGATTGCTCTTGTAGAGCTTCCTCCTCCTGTTAATTGAAGAGCGACATCAGAACCAGCATCATAACCTAATTTTATATTACCTGAATACACGTGTAATTTTTCTTCAGGACTTGTTGTTGCTATACCAATGTTACCATTCTCGAAAGTATACTTTCCATTAATGGAATCTATAGTAAATATTAATTCTTCATTCTCTCCTTCAATATCTCCAAAATATATTAATTCAGGATGATTGAATTTCATTTCAGAACTATCAAAAGCAAAATCAATAATATCTATTTGACCACCTGCAAAATAACCATCACCAAGGTCTAAACCCCAAGAACCATCAACAACAGAAAATTTTCTACCAGGAACATTTGTTCCAACACCTAGTCTCTTATTAGTATTATCCCAGAATAAGTCGCTATTATCCTCTGTAAGAACACCTGAACTATTTGCGAAAGGAATACTACCTTCCGTGAATCCACCTATATCTGAACCTGTGATTTGTTTATTCTTCCAAGTAGAAGTTGCATTATCCCAATAAATAAAATCGTTATCAGCAATAGATGAAATAAGAACATTACTAAGTTCATCTAAATTTGGTTGAGGAATAATCTTAACAAATAATACTCCTTCATCAGCATGTTTTCTAAGAACAACACCTACGAATACTTGAGAGTCTGGTTGTGTTGGAAGACTACCTGATAAAACGCCATCTGTAGTACTAAGAAAAGCAGGAGCTCCGTCGCTAAAAGCAAAAGAAGTATCTATACCTCTAACTATACCAAAAGATGTTGCATAACCTTGTTGTCCCGAAGCTATATCTTCTGTAGCCACAGCTATTGTTGAAGTTGCAACTATGTGATTTGTTGCGTTAGCTAAGGAAGCTTCAGGTCTACTACCCACAGCTCCTGAAATATATATTGGTTGTCCGTTTAAAATATCTTCAGTTGCTTTAACTTTAATAACACTTTCTTGACCTATCTGAATAGCAACATTTCCACCAGGCATACCAACCTCTAAAGTACCATCATCGGAGTTCCATGCTAATTTACCCTCTTGGTGAGTGTGTTCTACATCTAAATCAAATTGTATATAATCAACATCACGAAGATTACCCATAACATCCCAAGAACTACCATTCCAAACAATCTCATCATAACTCTGAAAAGACTGACCAGTATTAGTCTTAGAAACATCATCGTCAGTAACATCAGCAGTAACTTTATAAAACCAACCACTCTTTACTTCTGAGCTAGTAGGAAAATCACTAGATATAGTAATAGTACCTTTGAACTGTAAAGGGTTTTCAAGATTAAGAACTTGGTCGAAATTACCAGTGAAAGGATTAAAAGTATACTTAGTCATTTAAGACCTCGTAACACTTATTAAGTTATCTCCAGTGTAAGCTAGAGTAAGTGTAGCTACAGTAGCTCCCCCACTACCACCAGTCTTATAAACAACAGTTGTTAAGTTATTACCAGTATAACCTAGGCTAATATAATCATGTTTCTCAGGAACAAGACTACTATCTATAATAGTGTTTGTATCAAAACGATTATTAGTTACTGTCGGTTTATTCCCTCTAGGGTCTTTGATTACTACTTCATTAGCCATATATTATTCCTCAAAAAATAAAAGGGAGGAGGGGTATTAACCCTCCAAAAAAGAAAATAACGCTTTAGTAAGCGTCGTAGGTCTGAATTAAACAGATAGCGTTTGCGTGAAGGACTTGTACGTCGTAATCTTCAACAGCAACGATACTTGTGTAACGTCCTAAAGCCTCTCTTTGAGACTCGATTCTAGGTAGAGCAATCTGAGCAAGACCGAATGAAGGCTCACCACCTTTACTACGTCCAAGAACAATTGCTTTTGAAACACTAGTTGTAGGCTCTACTAAGTCTGACCAATAAATTTTTAGTCCGAAAGCTTCTCCGATGAATCCACCAAGAACAGCATCTCGTGCACCATACTTATCAGCGTTGTTGAAAAGAGAAAGTCCTAAAAGAGCTCTTTCTTGTCCAACTGAAACGATTAATTCAGTAGGCGTGTATTTATTAGTTTTCACAGTAGCACGCGCGTTAAGAATGTCATCTTCGTCTAAAGTATCACTGGAAGCGATATCTGAAGTAACAACACCATTAGCGTTAATTGTACTACCTGCACCTGCTAAGATAGTAGCGATTACTAACTTCTCTTTCTTAAGAGCTAGAGCGTATCCTAATTTCATAGTTACGTTACCCATTAAGTCTAAGAATGTTCTTCGTCTCTCTTTGTCGTGGAGCTGATAAGCCTTACCACGCTCGGTAGGTGTGAATTGGATTTGTGTGAATGTTAGTGCGTCAATAGTAACGTCTGTACTTTCTGTTAAATCACTTGCATTTGTTGGTTCTGCATCTACAGTAATGTTTAAAGTATCCCCTGGCATAGCCATTAGGTCTTTATACATCTTTCCTAATTTTGTAATAACTAGTTGTGATTCCTGGAACTTAAGAATTTCTTTATTCCAAACTTCAGGGTTGATATAAGCAGCACTTGCTGCTGATGTCATGAACCCATTAGAATCAATACTTCGTTGTACGATTTCTTCTGTCATTTATTTTACCTTTTTTTACATTAAAAGTCTTTCTGGGATACCTGTGTATTCAGCGAACTTCTTACGTGACTCAACGTCGAGAGATTTTCTGTAATCCTCATCGTTTTTGTACTTATCAAGAATATCATCTGCTTCTTTGGTATCTTTTTTGAAAGGGTTATTGTTATTCACAGTGCTTTGTCGAGAATCTTGGAACTCACGTACCATTTTTTCTGATTCTTCTTTGAAGGAAGTTTTCAGAGCCTCTAAGTCATTTGCGTATTTCTCTTTCTCTGCTTCTTTCTCAGCCTGTATTGTTTTCATTTGTTCTTCCATCTCAGAAAACCTTTTCTCTTTCTCGAGCTTTTCTTTGGTCTCCGCAATGGTCTTAGCGACAAGGTCTTGATTCTCCTTGTCTAAGGATTTCTTCATATCTGCTTCCATCTGTTTGACTTCTTCATCAGTGAAGGTTTTAGTATCTGGTTCTTTACTCATCGGAATCACCGTCCATTAAAGAGATTTTTTCTGTCAAAGAAGCTATAGTCTCTCTCTTAGCAATTACTGTATCAGTCATTCCTTTGATTGCTTTATCTTTATTAAAGAAGAACTTTTGTAACCACTCGATACGCTGTACCTGAGCTATTAAAGTCCAATAATTATCATCTTTCTCATAATAATACTCAGCTTCAATCTTCTTAACGTTCTCTGGAGTAATATTATCCATGTAGCCTTCTATTAAAGGTTGTAGTTTTTCAAACTCTACTAATAAAACTTCGTGTTCTGTTAGTACTAACTGAGCTCTTGTTCTTTCTTCTTTAGCATTAGCTAAGTCACGCTCGAACTGTACTTCCAATAACTCTGCTTCCGCAGGGCTCATTTCTTTAGTATCTTCTACTAATTTTTTATTTTTTTCATCTGTCATTTCAATTCACCTATCTTCGACATTTTTCCAATCGGAATTTTCATGTCTAATTTCCATATCGTAATCTACGAATACAGGAATCTTTTTGTTCCACAAATCCATATAAAAATATACGTCGCTGTGTTTGTTTTCAAAACGATTATCGCACCAAAAAACATGTTTCTTTAGTACTGATACGTCTATAAGAGTAGTTCCTACGCCCATACCGTGGACTCTAAAAATTCCTCCTTCTAATTTTAATTTTTCGTGTTCTTGTTTAGTTATTAACCTCGTACCGTTACTACCATCACTTTTTGGTAGGAAAACACAAGGGTGTTTAGGAATTTTTCCTATACCACCAATCATATACAAAGCACCAACCACAGGTTTGAAATGACCCATTAGTTTTTGTATACAGTCTTTTGGTGGGAATAAATCGCTCTCGACAGAAAGCACGTAATCGTAACCTTCTTCTATAGCTTTTCTTCGTGCGTAGTTCTGTGCTGCTGCCAAAGCATCCCTAGAGTTATTACCTCTAGGTACTCTTACAACAGGAACACCTACCTCTTTCAACTTATTATAATAATCAATAGTTGCTGAGTTATCAATCATAATAAAATCATGGTTTGGATAATTAAGTTTATTAATGTTCTCTATGAACTCTTCCCTGCAATATTCTTTACCTTCGTATGTTGGTGAGAATACTAGTACTTTAGGAAGTCTCATCTTCCTCAGGGTTTACTCTTTGAGGAATCTCAACTACACTAGGGTCGTCATAAACGAAGTGTTCGTGGAACATCCTATAATACATCATCTTAGCTATAGCTTCTAAGTAATAAGCGGATGCTGTGTCAGCCCTACCTTCACCTTGAGTTAAAGCATCACTCATAGATAAATTTATCTCTTCTTTCAAATCTTCAATATTCATTTCTTTTCACCTTATCTTAAAATCTTTGAGCGTGGGTTGCCTAGTTTTTTATTATCAGCATCTATAAAAGAAAAACCTAATATAGTTCCGCTTACGAAAGTATTACCTTTTCTTATGAAGGAACCTTCTATGGAAACACCTTTAGATTTCATAATTCTTTTTTTATACCTAGGATTAACAAGTGCTCTTAAGTATAGCTTACCATTATCATAGATAGCTTTTATTACTTTAGCCACTCCTTGTTTTAAAGAAAGCATTTTTTTCTTTATAGCTTCTTTAGAGTTACCACTTTCTTGTAGTTGTCTAAGGAAATCGTGGTTGAAGTCTCCTTTTAAGGATACTTTCCCTGAGTTAATAAGTTTGTTTATTCCTATCAATAACTCGTTTGCGTGTCTGGTACCATAACCATCTATACCAGTATCTGTCAGTAAGAAGTCAACATACTCGTTACCTCCTATACTTCTGAATACTACTTGTTCTTCATCTGTAACGAAAGTAAAGTCTCTCATAACTATTTCTTCTTTTTGTTTAGATAACCATTTGTTAGCAACTACTAAACCTATATTCTCGTTACTACAAGAAGACACTATACTCTTCCATTTATCTTGTACTTCGGATGATTTGTTCTTTACGTACGATGGAATCATTCTAAAACCTCATAATCATAAGTGTAAGGGTATCCTGAATAGTCTCTTTTTACTATTTGTTCTTCCCTAGTAGTACTTTCTTTACCTGTACCTATGTTTTTGGAACTCTCTCCTTCTCCTTTCTTAACTCTACTTGCTGAAGCATCTTTTTTACTTCTTTGCTCTGGAGTAGGCATTCCAACACCTTCTGCTGTTGGTAGTTCTGGTTCTTTGAATATTTCTTTAGTCTCGAAGTTGATACCTTCTTTAATCATGAACTCTTCTATAGCTTCATCTGTGAACATGCTTCTTTTCATAATCTCTATAACTTCAAACACGCTTTTAGATGTCATACGGTCTAAAGGTTTCCAATAAAACTCTACTCCCTCAGCCACATTCATCTTACTAAACAAATCATAATTGATAGCGTTAGCTAATTTTCTTTGTAGTGCTTTAACGCTTGTTCTTTGTGTCTCGCTTAACGAATCTCCTTCGCTACGACCCGAACTACCACCACTACCTAGACTGATAGCTGTTTGTTGCAATAACATCATTAGTTGGTGGTCGCACCAATCAAGTATCTCTACTAGTAAGTTTAGGTCTTGCATAGTACGCATAGCTTTAATCTCGACTTCACCATCACTAATTACAGGCTTACCATAAGACTTCTCTCCTTCTCTGTAGAAAGATACGAATCTTTTGATTTGCTCGGTAGAAGCTATGGATTTGAAGTTGATGTGATTACGGAACTGATTAGTAGCGAATAACCAAGATAAAAATTTTCTTATATAATCTTTTATTAATACTGTGTCGTAGGCTACTTGTAAGTCGCTGTCTCCCCAGAAATTAAGAATACTGTCTTTGAATTTAATATGTACTACGTTGTGGGGCATCCACTTAATAATTGTTTGGTCGTCTTTGTTTTGTGCTGCTGATTCTTGGTAGTACTCTACGATGTCTCCGTTAGGTTTAGTGGTTACGTCTATTACTTGAGGGTCTAGTAAGTTGAGGTCTGTTACAGTTCCTTTTTCTCTTGCTATCTCTATCAGTCCATCCTGGAACCTAACGTTCATGGTTAGTGTTTGTAACAAGTCATCGAACTTATAGTCTTTCTTGAATTTAGTCTCCAGTCTCTTATTGTCCTTTTTATTCTTACGAATACCCCATCCTCCTTCTAATAACTTGTTTGCTTCTGTTTCCAGACTAGCTGCTATTAAAGGGTCGTTACGAACTATGTCTCTTGCTTTCGCTGGAGTGAATGGTTTAGAAAAAGAATCTTTCCCTAAAAGGAACTCTTGTAAGACTTGTTTACTATTATCTCTTGCTATAATTTCTTCTTTGTCCATTTTAAACTATTTTATTGTATGCTCCACTTTCGTGGCAGCTCCCGTAGGATTTTTTTAGAATTAGAATATTTACCATGGTAGGGCTATAACCTCATCCTTCTATTTAGTAGTTATTCTTTTATAAAGGTTTCTTTTTCACAGCCTTTTCTAGTGTATTCGTAAGGAATTGTAGGTCTTTTGTTACGATAATTCTTCCAAGCCACGAAGTATGGTTGCATTATCTCCACGTTATCAAGATACCACCTGGTACGAAACAACAACTCTTCCAACTGGTTATCATAAATTTCTTTCTGTTCTTCCAAAGAGTACTGATTGTTGTTCATGTTACCGTCGCTCTTAATTAAAGCTATCTTCATCTTCAACCTCTATATAGTCACAAGCGAATAAATAATTAACAGCATCCTTCTCGTGACCATCCCTGTAATCACGAAAAATCTCTCCTTTAGGAATAAAGAACTTTCTCCTCTGCATATACTTACCTACCAAAAAAACACCTCTTCAGTAATCATCCATGTCATAATAATTACCTCCAACAGTATCATTCAAGAAAAAATAACACGATAGTAAGAAACTATCAATCAAGTCATCCCCATAACCAGGAGCATGACGAATCATAGTATTACGAACACCCTCAATAAACTCTAAAGAGTACATCTCTGTTTTTAAGTCCTCATCAGGATAAGTATAAATCTCCTCTCTGTTGAGCTTACTACGAAAAGCACCATACTTCTTTATCTTATCTGTTCGGAAATTCATAGGTTGAACATTCCAACCCTTATCCTTCATATCCCTAATCAAGTAATCACCCTGAGGACAATCATCAGGAACAATCCTTTCTATCTTGAAACGAGTCATTAACTCCTCGATATCAGAAATTATACTATCATCCTTACCAACACCATAAGTCTTATGATATATACGATGTATAACATCATGGTCATCCAAGTAACTGATAGTAAGCACTGTCTTGCTTGTAGTCTGACCACCAAAGTCAACCCCTAAATCACAAGAACCACCAAACCTATCAAGCATGATTTCTTCGTTCTCGAAACAATTAGTAACTTTCTCGGGATTGAAATAACTCTTTTCTCCTTTTACGAATCTACAATAATATGCTCTCTGAACTTGATTAATCTTACCATCCTGATTCAAAGTGTTAATTATCTTCATAACATTATCGTACTGGTTAATGTTCTCAATACGAATAGCATCTATGGTAAAACAAGTCACTAAGGCATGGTCGTTATCATAAACACCATCAGGGTCAACCATCTTATAAAAAAACCCGCTCGTAGCCCAAGGAGTAGAAGTATATCCTCTTATAGCATTAGTAGAGTTACCAACAGGGTACAAGTAATCAAATACGAAAGTATCAGTTATTTTATCGGTAAAGGCAGCCTCGTCAATCCAAATGACCGAAGCAGTCTCCCCCAATACCTTAGAGGTAGGAGGGTAACTCTTGATAGTGGAACCATGTAAACTACCTTTAAGTAAATAATCACCATGCTTATCCTCATGCTTATTAAAAGTAATCATAGTAGTATTGTTAGGGTCATCCTTACTAAGTAACTTAGTGAAGTAGTTCTTACCAAACACCATCTCTTCCCCGTCCAAGTAGGATGCCATCTTACCATCACCGACCAGTAACAAACGGTTAATCTCTCTCAACAACTTCTTAGCCTGGTCATCCGATGCAGACACAATAATAATAGAGGTATTCTCAAACAAAGTACCCTTAACCTTATTAAACATAGTAACCCAAATAGACATTATAGCAATCAAAGTAGACTTACCAATCTGACGACTAGTAATAATAACGAACTCCTTACCATCAACATCAATAGTAATCTTACCACCCTCATAATTATCAATTTCTGTCATATCAATCTTGAGCTTGCGAGCCCTCTTATCAATAGAACGACGGAACAACTCCATAACATACACTTGCCAAGAGTAAGGCTTAATACCCAACATCTTCTCACTAAAATAATTAGGGTTATAACTAGAGCCCTGCACTAGGTCATGACCTTCCTCTATCTCTCGGTAATAGTCCATATCCTTTATGAACTCATCATCAACAACTATCTCCTCAAAAACCATTATAAAACCAACCTCTTACCATACATCTTCTTATCCTCAGAATTAACAACAACCTTAGCACTCAAAGCATCATCCCCAAGACGAACACCAGACTCGAAACCAGGAGGCTCAACCATATCAACCTTCTCACCACTAGCAACATCCCACAAAGGACTAATCTTAAAACGACCAGGAGCAACACGATTAGGCAAACGAGTCAACAACAAAGGAGCACCCCCACCACTACCATACAAAAAAGTAACCAAAAAAGACTTACTAGTAATATACAAGTTGCCGTAGTCATCAACAAACTGTACTGACTTACCATTACTACTCATCTTAACTACAGCCATTTAACATCTCCGGGAGGAATATAATCACCAACCTTATTAACCATATTATAACACATCAACAAATCACAACTAACAACACGAGAAGTCTCCCTATACTTATAATCACAATAATCATCATTAGAACAACGATAAACATAACGACTACCCTTAAGAACCTTAGCAAAAGAACACTCATGCTCCTTAACCCTAACATCAATACTACCCATAAGTAATAAGAAAGAACAACAACTATATAAAGCTTTCGGTAACCTAAAGGATAACTCCCAAAGTTTAAACAACAAAAAAGAAGAAAAACAAACAAAAAAAGAAGAAAAAAGAAG